TTTATCCTTTCCAATAATCGTGGTAGCGAAAGACGACAAGTTCCAGAGTATCCTTGATGGAAACCACAGATTACAAAAAGCGATTGATAAAGGCGAGACACGCATCTCGGCTAAAATCTTGAAGGCAACAACAAATAATAAAACTATTGACATTGAGCGTCAAGATACCCGCAACCTCGCAGGGGACGACCAATGAGGGCTGGAGATCTAGTCCAGAGCAATCTTTTCGATTCTGCGGGCTCAGGCGGCTATGGCCTCGTTATGTCAAAAGGGAGTCATATTGGCTACTGGGATGTCCAGTGGGCAGGTTATAAGGATGAACTCACGGAAATCGAGGGCGGATCATATGAAATTCACGAGGACGATCTTGTTGTGGTATTGGGAAAAAGTACCTGAGTAGCTCAGCGAACTACTTACTACATCGACAGGAGGGTCCAAATTGGAAGGGAAGATAGACAAGCTGCTCGGGAAATGGGCGTCAAGAAAACTAATGGTTTGGGTTACAGCAACTGTTTGCCTCGCAACAGGCTCCGTAACGAGCGACAATTGGGTCGCCATCAGTTTGGTTTATATTGGCACCCAAGCAGCAGTCGATCTTGCTTCTAAATGGAAACACGGCAAGTAAGCATATGATCAACCGCTTAAAAAACAAGTTAAAGGTATGGGGGTGGAAGCTTGCCGCCGCAGCCCTCCTAACCCTCGCAATCCTCATCTATCTCTATAAGCTACTTCGCCCTGAATCAAAAGTGGACATTGATGGTATCTTATCAACCACTCAAGTAAAGATTCGGGAAGAAGAAATAAAAGCCGAACTCGAAAAAGAGAAAATAAAGGCAATTAAAGATATTTATAAGGATAGGTTAAAGAAGAGCGAAGAGATCGAGGACAAGGAAGAGCGCTTAAAAGAACTGATAAGGATATACGAAGAGTTGAACAACTCATAGGAGATAATAAAATGGCTTTAGACTTAAACATCCCACAACTAGAGATCGAGGATTACGATCCCGAACTAGAAGAAAACAATGATTCTGTACAAGATGCGTCTGGCGGCGCCCTAACTTATGCTATTGTAGGCGCAGGTCAAGGCGGTGGCCGAATTGCCAAGGCGTTCCATGACCTCGGATACACGAAGACGATTGCCGTTAACACTGCGAAATCAGACCTCAATGGCTTGGACATCCCAGAGAATCAAAAATTCCTCATCGATGAACATGGTGAGCAGGGTGCCGGCAAGGATCAAGAAAAGGCTCGTGAAGCAATCGAGCGTAAAGAGCAAGAGGTATTCAATAAATTCCGTGAGATTTTCGGAACCAATGTTGATCGTGTTCTTATTTGTCTAGGCGTCGCTGGTGGTTCTGGTGGCGGTACAGTCAACACTTTAATCAAGATTTCAAAGAAGTACTTCACTTATATCGGAGTTGAAGATGTAGACAGTCGAGTCGGCGTGATCGCTTCACTCCCCACTGCTGGCGAATCAGCTTCTCCTAAGGTTGCTCAGAACGCTCACAACCGAATCCAAGAACTGTGTACTCTAGCAGAAGAAGGGCAGATCGCCCCTCTTATTATGATCGACAACGACAAAATCAAGAAGTTGTATCCTAAGCTAACAGTCAAGAAGTTCTGGAAGACTATCAACAGCACTGTTGCCGGTTTATTCCATGTGTTTAATGTCCTGGCAAATCAGGATTCAGAATACACTACTTTTGACGCTACCGACTACGACAGTATTATGAAGCAACCCGGTGCGATGATCATGGGTGTTACTTCGGTGAAAGACGCTGATAGTGAAACTGCAATCTCCAGTGCGCTTAAGAAGAACTTAGAAAAGACCCTCTTAGCAGAAGGTTTTGATCTTACGACCGCTTCGGCTGCTGCTTGCATTGTCGTCGGCGGCGAGGAAATCTTCGAGGAAACTGTTGGTCTTATGGACAGTATTGAGTTCGGGTTCGATACTTTGGCTGCCTTGACGGGTGGAGCAATGATTCACCGTGGTATCTATGAAGATGGAAATCGAGAGAAGCTCGTAGCGTACACTTTAGTAAGCGGGTTGTCTCGTCCTGCTAAACGCATCGAAGGTCTTAAGAAGTTCCACTGAAAGGTAGTAAAGTGAATAAGGCGATTTTCCTTGCTCTATTATTGATATCCACAAGTTCTCACGGAGTGGAGGAAGAATTCTCTCCTATCCCTTCTGTTGTGGAAAAAGATGGCAAGACCTATTCAGGAATCTTAATTTCCGAGAACGACTTTCGGCAAATCATAAAAGATAAGCTCGACACAAAACATCTCGCCGCTCAGTGTGAGATTGACGAAAGAGTATGCGCCGCCCAAAAGAAGATATATGAGAAGTCGATCGACAACCTCGCCAATGAGTTGGACAAACGTAATAACTGGTTTTCCAGGAACAAGGGGTCTTTGGGAATGGTCACAGGTTTTGTTGTCGGCGCAGCGACCACTGTTGCGATCACATATGCCATTTATCAGAGACAATAGCATGAAACATACTACAGATTACATCGCCCGAGTCGAAAAAGCAATGTCGGAGAAGTACGGCAAAGAGGCGGTCCAAGACTTTCGCAACGATTGGTCTGAGGAGAAAGAAGCCGAGTATCTCAAGCAAAGCTCCAGCCAGAATCGGAATCGGAAGAGCACCCCGGAGAAAATTTCCTTATCTGAGGACATAGTTGTTTCGCAGCGAGCGGCAACGAAAAGGGTTGAGAGAACCTGTCCTGTGTGTAAAACTTATTCTTTTTCCACTAAAGATGACCTATATATGGCTAGGTATCAATCCTGCCATCGTTGTTATGTTCATTTTGTAGAAGGTAGAGAGGAACGATGGGAAGCGGGGTGGAGACCAACGGAATCACGCATAACTGCTTTAAAGGATAACAAAAATGGCTAAGAACAGTAATATTTTGGACGTAATTCAAGGTTTGGCACAAGCCGCCGCTCACGGTTACGCAGGTCATGACCAACAGACAGGTAACGATACAGGTCTAACCCTTCGTCGAGATGAAGAGCGATCAATCCACGAACGCCAACTCCAAGACGGCTTCAAGGTTCGTTTCGCTGGAACAAAGATGATCGTAACTTACCAGAGTGAAATGCACCTTTCAGAGGTCAACCCACGGAATAAGTTTGAGAACGAGATCGAGGCCCGTTTCAGCGACATTACTAAATTCCTTAAGAAGGAGTACCGTAAGATCCGCAAGGAATCTGTATCTCTAGCTGCTGAGGGCGATGCCAACATCATGGTCCAAACAGTCTCTCGCCATCGTTCTTGGGTAGAAGCCCAGAAACAATACTCTATCGGCAATGCCGAGGGCGGCGAAAGCATCCAAAAACCATCCGAGGAAAAGCTTGATTCAAACATCAAGAAATTCATGGATTTAGTCGGGAACAAAAGACCAAGCAACGATAAAGCCAAGAAGCACCCCGACACCCCTGAGGCATAATGCCCACTCCTAAAACTAAAAAAGAAATCCGTAAAGAAATAATCCGGTGCGGCAAGGACCCACTATATTTCATTACGAATTACATTAAGATCGCTCACCCGATTAAGGGTACGATTCTTTTTGACATGTACGACTTCCAGATGGAGGCAGTACAGGATTTCCAAGAACATCGATACAACATCATCCTAAAAGCCCGCCAGTTGGGGATATCCACTACGGTTGCTGCTTACGCCTGTTGGATGGCTCTATTTCATCGAGATAAAAACGTTCTGGTCGTTGCAACTAAATTAAGCACTGCTGCTAACTTGGTAAAAAAGACCAGAGCGATGTATAAGAATCTGCCACCGTGGCTTAGGATCTCAGATCTCGCTATTGATAACAAGACGTCTATGGAATTAGAGAACGGATCTCAAGTGAAAGCAGTCTCTACTTCAGGCGATGCTGGTCGTTCAGAAGCTTGTTCTTGTCTTATCATCGATGAAGCAGCGTTCGTGGAAGGGCTAGAGGAATTATGGGCTGGTCTTCAACCTACTCTTTCAACGGGTGGCTCTTGTATTGCTCTTTCCTCTCCAAATGGCGTAGGTGGCTGGTTTCACAAGCAATACTCTGAAGCCGAAGAGAAGAAGAACAACTTTAACGATATCAAATTACCGTGGAGTGTCCATCCAGACCATGATCAAGAGTGGTTTGACAACGAAGCCAAGAATATGTCCCAAAGAGATGTTGCTCAGGAACTTTTATGTTCATTCAACGCCTCAGGTGAGACTGTTGTCCATGCTGACGACATCGATTGGCTTGACGAACAGGTTCGGGAACCAAAGATCAAGACAGGAATGGACCGCAACTATTGGATTTGGGAAAAACCTGAGGAAGAAAAGCAATATTTGATCACCGCTGACGTTGCTAGAGGTGATGGAGCGGACAATAGTACCATTGTAGTGTTCGATCAAGAGGAAATGCAGGTTGTAGCCGAGTATAAAGGTAAAGTGGTGGCGGATATCTTCGCTCCTTTGCTCTTTGAGGTCGGAAAAGAGTATAATTGGGGCAATATTGTTGTAGAAACCAATGTTGGCGGCGTAATTCTCGGAAAACTCAAGGATATGGGCTATCCAAGCATCTATCACGCCCTAAAAGGCACTCATGAACAGGTTGATGAGGCTCAAGCCATGGCAATGGGCGGTGTAGCGGGTTTTACGATGTCAAAAAACACTCGACCCCTAGCAATAGCCAAGTTTGAAGAATATATTCGTAATAAACGCTTAAAATCTCCTTCATTACGGTTTATAAATGAAGTACGGACTTTTGTTTGGCAGTATGGCCGACCACAAGCGATGAGGGGATACAACGATGACTTGGTTATACCTTATGCGATCGCCTGTCAGGTTCGGGACAACAACATATCAATAAACCAGAGAGAACTAGAATATAAAAAGGTAATGATCTCCGGTTTCTCTACAAATCGGGGAGCAATGGACACTAAGATACATGGAATGACTGGGTACAAGCACAATAAAGGTGCGAACACTACATATATAGGAACAGACGGCAGAGAACATGATTTGTCGTGGATAATCAAAGGATAAGAAGTTATGGCAGGCAAGAACGACAGTGGATCAAACCCACGCAACGCAGAATCTAAGTTATTCAAAAGGCTCACTCGACTTTTCAGTGGACCGATTGTTAACTATAGACATCAGGCAATTCAGCGATCAAAAGGCTCCGATCCTTCGAAGTACACCTTCCGAAGCAACACGGGGAAAGAGTTCAAGAAGAAAGAACACTATAACCCATTTGAATCAATCCAGGCACATGTTCTAGCCCAGTCGCAGCGTGAACAACGCTATCTTGACTTTGAGCAAATGGAATATGTTGTAGAGATCGCCTCTAGCTTGGACATCTATGCTGACGAAATCACCACCTCAACGGAGATGAGTCCTTTAGTTAGCATCGACTGTCAGAACCAAGAGATCAAGGATATCCTGCAAACATTGCTATCTGATGTGATCAACGTCGAGTTTAACATGTTTGGTTGGGCTCGCAGCTTGTGTAAGTATGGCGACTACTATCTTTATATGGACATTGACGAGGAGATGGGGATCACTAATGTAATTCCTCTTCCTATCCGAGAGATTGAACGCATTGAGGGAAAAGATCCAAGTAATCCAAACTATGTGCAATATTTTTGGCAAAGCGGGACCTCAGAGGGTGTTACCTTTGAAAACTGGCAGCTAGCCCACTTCCGTATCCTTGGCAACGATAAGTATGCTCCTTATGGATCAAGCGTCCTAGAGCCGGTTCGCCGTGTGTTCCGTCAGCTTACCTTGCTGGAAGATGCGATGATGGCATATCGAGTAGTTCGTTCAGCAGAACGACGAGTATTCTATATCGACATCGGCAATATTCCGTCCGATCAGGTCGAGCAGTTCATGGAACAAGTTAAGACTCAGATGAAGCGTAACATGATCGTGGATCCAGAGACAGGCCGAGTTGATCTTCGATATAATCCAATGCACTTGGAAGAGGATTTCTTCATCCCTACCCGTGGCGGCGAGTCCTCAAGAATTGAAACACTTGCTGGTGGCCAGATCACTGGCGACATTGAAGATGTTGAGTATCTACGAGACAAGCTATTCTCAGGGCTCAAGATCCCCAAGTCTTACCTCGCCCAAGCAGATGCTTCAGAGGACAAGGCAACTCTCGCTCAGAAGGATATCCGCTTCGCAAGAACCATTCAGAGAATCCAGCGAGCAATGGTATCCGAACTAGAGAAGATTTGTATCGTACACCTCTACACTCTAGGATTTAGAAATCAGGATCTCACTTCTTTCAATATCTCTCTAAACAATCCATCTAAGATTGCTGAGTTGCAAGAGCTTGAGCATATTCGCACGAAGTTCGAAATTGCGGGNGCAGCCACTGACGGTTTCTTCTCACGCCCATGGGTATATAAAAACATCTTCAAGCTTGGCGATGCCGAGGTAGATCGTATTCTACAAGAACAGTTCTTTGACAAGCGCCACGATGCAATGTTGGAAGAGGCTGCTGGTGAGCTTGAAGCTGAGGCTGAAGGCGGCGACTTTGGCGGCGGTGACTTTGGTGGAGGCGAGGAAGACTTCGACATGGGCGGCGAGGAGGAAGAGCCTGCCGAGGACGAAGGCGACGACACCCTTCTCGCATCTCCCGGTAAACGAGATGACGATGGCTATTACACTCCCGGATCAAAAGGAAAGAAGTACCACCCAGAGAAATACGACAAACGTCCTAGAGGCGCTCGCCACCGCAGTAAGACCGCTGCTGGCGGCCAACAGACGGCTTCCTCTTCTACAAGAAACCTGTTTAAAGGCTTCACTGATGGGGTCGGAACCTTGAGCGCTTTCGGCGAAGGGAAAAAATCAACTGATAAAACTGACGAAAATCTACTATTTAGAACGAGTCACGATATCACTAACTTAATTTCAGAACTGAAAAACCGAGATGAGAAAAATGACAAAGACCCATCACAACAAAAAACGTAATACCGCATTCCTGTATGAAGTGTTGGTAAGGGAGCTTACTGCCGCAGTCGTCTCGAAGGACGAAAGACGGAAACAACTCCTCGCCTCTGTAATCAAAGAAGGCTTCCAAAAGAACAGCGCCTTGTGGGCAGATCTTAAGTGTTACAAGGCACTCATGCCTGCTGAAATAGCCGGCTTGGAGAAGAGCCAAGCAGATCGATATTTACAGGACGTAAAGTCTCGGAGACGAAGAATAGACACAGCGACACTGTTCAAGGAACAATCCAGACTTATAAAGAAGGTTAACCATACTCTATCACCAAACACCTTCTCTTCTTTTGTTCCAAACTACAAAAGCCTAGCGACAATCTATCAAGTGTTTAGTGACAAAGTATCACTAAAGAAGAAGGTGATGCTAGAGAGCCAGCTATTAGAAGAGGCTCGGATCATCAACGAGGTAGCTGTGAACACTCCAACAACTGATACCTTGGTAGTTAATTCGTTTATTGAGAAGTATAACAATCGTTATAAGGCGTTACTCCCTGAGCAGAAGAACTTGTTATCTAAGTACATCTCTTCCTTTACCGACGATGGCACCGAGCTAAAAGTCGCTCTTAATGATGAGATCACTCGACTAAGAGAAGAAGTAGAGGGGTCACTCAAGCTAGAAGAGATCGAGTCTGATGAAGAGATGACCACTAACACTAGAAAGGTTTTAGCAGTTATCGATTCTTTTAGAGGTAAAGATCTGAACGAGGAGTTATTCACTAAGATTCTTAAATTACAAGAACTAGTAAACGAGTACAAGAGCGATGCCGATAACAATTAAGATCGGTGACACGGCGACTCCCGTAACCCAGGAACGCCCCGTACAGGCGACTATCCGGCTCAAGGTCCGCAAGACATTAGACGGAAACATCACGGTATTCGATCATCCCATGATTGATATTATGATCGTCCCTTCACGGAACAAGATCGTAACCATTCCAAAAGAGGAGTATGGCGAAGAGGCATATCAGGTTCAACGATCCTTTCTTAACGAATTGATTCGCTTAGGGGTTTTAGAGCTAGGATCAATACAGGGTACTTTCCTTTTCAATGCGTTTGAGGCAACGATCGCCGCAAGCGAGAGCGAAGAGATAAGTCCTATTCAGGTGCTACTCCTCCAGATAGAAAACATCTTAAAGAGGGAAGTGGCAGAGATAGAACAGGCAATAGATTACGAAGAGGATGTGATCGACAACTTCACAAACCCAGATGAGGAAGATAGTACTGAACTCGGACAGTACCCTAACGAAGAAGATGTGCGAAAGCGGGAGCACTCCCAGAACTCTTCCCGAGCCTTTTACTACTACACGAGCCGGGGCTTCCTATACTAAATGGAACTCATATATTTTATACTTGCGTCCTTCGGCTTGACGCAGATGCTTATATATGGAAGCATCTTTGATAGAATAAGACCCACTCAGGGCGTTCTAGGAAAACTCTTCAAGTGTCCGATGTGCTTAGGGTTTCACAGCGGCGTTTTATTCCTCTTCCTAAATCCTTTCACAGAACTATTTATGTTTGAAGTTTCAGTGACTAATGTCCTAATCTTAGGGAGCATTAGTTCAGGGGCTTCATATGTTCTATGCAGTATTTTCGGAGACGAAGGGATAAAACTTGAACACACGAGAAAGTCAGACAACAATCAAATGGATGCTCCCGGTATGCCGAAGGTGCTGTAAGGGAAGCAATATTTACCCCGAATAACTTCGGGGCATAAAAAAGAAGAAAACAAAATGGCAAATCAAAAACTACTAAGAGAATTTTACACCCTATGTGATGGTGGTGTATGTCAGGACTTCTTAACTGAGCATGAAAAAGCTCAAGTTGCTTCTGGTCAGAAGTTCTTCCTCACAGGAGTAATGCAGAGAGCAGACGCTCAAAACGGAAACGGAAGAGTATATCCTCGAACAGTACTAGAACGAGAGATGAAGAACTATGCCAAGCTTATTAAAGAGCGTCGAGCAACTGGGGAACTTGATCACCCTGAGTCTTCAGTTGTAGAGTTGAAGAATGTATCTCACTTGGTCACGGAAGCCTGGTGGGAAGGGGACGACGTAATGGGGAAGATTGAAATTCTCAACACCCCGTCGGGCAAGATCCTTCAAGAGCTAGTCAAGGCTGGCGTAACTCTCGGAATCTCCAGCCGAGGACTCGGATCTACTCGCCAAGTAGAAGGCGTTACCATGGTAGAGGACGATTTCAGTTTGCTTTGTTACGATATGGTTTCCGAGCCATCAACTGACGGTGCTTTCATGATGAAAGAATCGCTAGCAAGGCATATTCTTACTAAAGCTGATCGTATTAATCGGCGATTGAATGAAATACTAGATTCCTAGGAATCATAGAAAGGTTTTTACAGTGAAGAAGTCAGAATTAAAGGAAGTAATCAAGGAATGTGTCCGTGAGGTCATGTTCGAAGATGGAATGCTATCCGGTTTAATAAAAGAAGTAGCGACTGGTCTCGGCTCGACTGTTTTAACAGCAGGCCAATCAACTACTACCGCCCCTCAAAAGCAGGACGCAGCTAATAATAACTCAGAAGTTCGATCGAAGGTCATTGAGGCTCTTGGTCTAGAAAAGAATCAAGTACAACTTGACAGCCCTCTACTTAAGAACCCAAAACTAGGGCACTTATTCGAAGGTACAACTCCGGTACAAGCGGAGAGTCCAAAAGGGGTAGCCTCCTTTTCCACTCTCGCTCCCGGCGACTCAGGCGTAAGCCTTAACTCTATCCCCGGCGCCGGATCCTGGGGTAAAGTAGCTAACAGATCCGGGAACAACTAAAATTAACCTGTTTTACGAAAGGGAACTCTAAATGAACAGGCACAACAAGGGAAAGAATTTTAATCAGCGTAGTCGCAGAGACGAGCTGCGTCCCTGTGTAGAAGTAAGAGCCGAAGACTTCGGTGGAGACTACAACGCAGACAAGATGGTGAGAAGGTTTATCAAAGCAGCAAAGAACGATGGCATCGTTGATGAGTGCCGCAGTCGCCAACAGTTTAAGAAGCCTTCCGAGGTCCGTCAAGAACGGCTAGAAGAGCGTGCCCGAGTTATTAAGAAGGTAAATCAACGCCGTAGTGAACTACTTACATCGAAACGTCTCACATTCAAGAGTCGTAAACCGAGGAACAACTGATGTCAAACTTTTCAAACTATAGACCGGGCCTCGGCCAAACTGGCGCCTACTTGGTTGCCGGCAAGCCGTATATGACGGGTTCAACGATTGCCACCGGGGCAACAGAGACGGTCTCATTTCCCAGCGTCGCCAGGTCGGTAACTGTCACGGCTACCCAGAACGACATCCGAGTCCACTTTGCGAACACAGGGGACTGGTCTTCAGGAAAACACTTTGTAACTCTTACTGCTGGCGGTACAGTCGATAGAATGACTTTCGATGTGAAGTGTAAAGAGGTATTTATCACCGACCCTGCCGGCGGAAGTTCTTTCGAATTATTCGCCGAATTAACTGGTATTGAGTCCTCAGAAATGTTTGTTCTTACCGGCTCCGGTCTTACGGACTGATAAAACAGGACCTTTTGATTTTTTTCACACTATTTAATCTGTATAACCTTGCGTAGAATAGGGGATGTGTATTTATGTCTAGCATGTTAGAACAAGCAATCATTGATGCCAAGGCGCTTCGTGAAGCAGCCATGGAGACAGCGAAAGCAGCTGTCGTTGACAAGTACGCCGAAGAAGTAAAAGAGGCCGTCGAGAAACTAGTTGAAGGTCCTGACGATCTTGAAGATGAGTTTGACCTCGGCATTGAAGAACCTCTTGCTGACCCAGCCGAACTAGGGGACGTTCCAGAGAGTGACCCTGCCTTGGATGCAATCCCCTTGTCTCATGACGAATCAGCCGAAGAGGTTGTCGAAATCGATTTAGATCAAATCATCGCCATGGCTGGTGAAGAAGGCCCCGAGGCCGGCGAGCCAATGGATCGTGAAGAAGTTGCCGCTGAAGTCGGCATCGAACTCCCCAACGAGGACGAACAGCTTGACCCTGGTTTTGATGAAGTTCCTCCTGCGAATCGGGAAGAGGAAATCGAAATCAACGAAGAAGAGTTAGTAAACCTTTTTAAAGAAATGCTTACAGTCGATGTCCATCCTGCTTCTATAGAAGAAGAGATAGTCAAAGATGAGTTAGAAGCAGACGAAGAAGAGCCAACCGAACCTCCAACCCGCAATGACGGTGTTGACGAAGAGGATCGTGAAGAACTAGAAGAGCTACGCACTGTCACCACTACTTTAAAGCAAGAGCTTGAAGAGACGGCAGGAAGAAATAAGAATTACGAAGAAATACTTTTACAGGTGAAGTCGAAATTGGAAGAGCTTAATCTCTCCAACGCTCGCCTACTTTACACTAACCGTGTATTACGGGATCTCTCCTTGAATGAGCAACAGAAGAATAAGATTGTTGAACAGATCCAGAAAACAAAATCGGTTGACGAAGCAAGATTAGTTTTTGAAACCCTTCAAAAGGCAGTGGCTGCTCGCTCTAAGCGTTCAGCACAATCATTGTCCGAGGCAGTTACCAGACAGTCTTCCACTGTAATCAGTTCTAGGAAACCAGAACGAGTTTCAACCGATAACCCCCACCTTTCTCGGTGGGCCAAAATCGCCGGACTAAAGCAATAGCGTTAGTTCGGGAAAACAAAACAATATTCATTAGGAGAATAATAAAATGCTAGAGAAACTTACAGAAGGTATTCAATCAAGAATGCTATCTCGTGAGGGCGATGCTGTTCTAGCCAAGTGGGAAGAAACTGGTCTTCTCGAAGGTCTAAACAGCGACAACGCCCGTAATAACATGGCTCGTCTACTAGAGAACCAAGCTGCCGAACTACTTCGTGAGAGTTCAACCATGTCAGCTGGTGACGTAGAAGGCTTCGCCGCAGTTGCTTTCCCAATCGTTCGCCGTGTATTCGGTGGTCTATTGGCCCAGGAGCTTGTCTCCGTACAACCAATGAGCCTTCCATCAGGCCTCATCTTCTTCATGGACTT